TTACCAGAGCCAATTGAAAACGAATGGTATAACTTTCTTAAAGAAATGCGTTTTTTTGCTAAAAAACACATGATGGGTTTTGATACTAGAGATATTGCAAAGTCTAATCTAGATAAAAGAGACTATCAATACCTAGCAAATAAACAAGTTCAGGAGTCAGCGATGTATGGAACAACAAAGTCAAGTTATGAAGAACTAGACAAAACAAAATTAATAATTAGACATAAAAAAGAAATTAACGCAGAACAATCAGGTGCTAGAACAAGACATATTTCAGCACTGTTTATAGAAAATTCAGAAGGTGAAAGATTCAAATATCCTTATGCACATTTATCAGGTGCAAGAGCAATGGCACGTCACGTTGCAAATGGAGGTTTACCACATGATGAATTTGGAAAACATATTATTGAAACATCAGGAAACATCGCAAAATTGACTTCATTCAAAAGATATGTTGGAAAAAAAGATTTCATGAACACTACATCCAATGATATAATTCAAGGTTCAAATATGGAACTTGAAAATTTACGCACACACTTAAAAAAATTGCAAGGTCAAAATTATTATGTGAATGCTAAAGATAATTTTACACCAGTTGAAACAGAATCTGAATTGGGAGAAGACGTTGTAAACGAACTTACCAATGCATTTACTATTCCTCAGTTTAATGAAGAATTAAAAGATATGTTTCCTTTACTACACAGCATTCATCAAAAAAGAGTTGCAGAAACAACTATTGACCTAGACGAAGTTGTAAAAGAAGATGCAGAAATTGATGATATTTTAGCAAAACATCCTCAAGAATGGAAACAAGCAAAAGCAGATGGTGGTATAGAATATGGTTCAGATTTATACCAAGACCTATTTGATTATTTTGCAGACTCAGGTGAAATGCCATACGGTACTATGAAAGCAAGAGACGGTGATCCTGATCAATGGATACATGACGAATTAGAATCAATGGGATACTTTGATGAAGCAACTGAAGAACATACTGCACCAGAAGATGAATTCGATACTTGGGCAGATTCAGTTATAGATGAAGCATTAGACAAGCAACGTATTGCTATGCTAAACAAACTTCTTGGAAAACATTTTCCTGTAGGTCCAGATGCCACTAACGCAGAAGCAAGTTTAAAAGGTATTATAGATGATAAAGGACTTATGGACGAACTTAAAGCACTAGCAGAAAAAGATCCAGAATCTTGTGCTAGACCTTCTATTCATCGTTATATAAAAAATAACCAACCAGAAGTACTAGATGATTTAGACTTTGGTGATATGAAAGAAGATGATACTACAGATGTAACAATCGGCAAAGATGGTGCTATGAAATTAGCAGGCGATGAAGAAGAGCCAAAAGATGAAAAAGCAACAGCCGAAGACATCATTGAGTTTGTTCGCTCATTCTATGATAAAGAAACTGGAGCGTTTCCAAAAGGTGAGACAGGCGTAGTTATTTCCGCTCGTAAACGTTTTGGCGATTCCGTAGGGGATCTAGTCGAAAAATTTGTATCTAAACTTACAGGTAAAGAGGTACAAGTTGAAGATGATGCAGATGTAGAAGAAGGTAGTATCAAATACATGCATAGTTTAAAAGCAAAAGGTCACAGCGATGAAGAAATAGCAAAAGAGTTAAACATGTCCGCTGATGAAGTTAAAAAGGCTATGGCAAAGTCAGAAGAAACTACAGAAAACGTCGAGTTGGACTATATCACCGACAAATTGGCAAAAATACTCAGATAATTTACTTGACCTTTAGGTCATTTATAAATATAATATAGATATGTTGTTTAGCAATATATCTAACAACAGGCACATTAAGGCAATAACAAAGGAGGCTTATTATGGCAACATTAGCAGAAATTCGTGCAAAACTACGTGAGCAAGATACTAGACAAGGTGGCTCACAACAAAGCGGCGGCGACAACGCAATTTACCCACATTGGAATATAGCAGAAGGTACTGAATCGGTAGTACGTTTCTTACCAGATGCAGATCCTGAGGCAACTTTCTTTTGGAAAGAAAGACTTATGATCAAACTTCCATTTGCGGGAATCAAAGGTCAAACTGATTCACGTCCAGTGACAGTTAACGTTCCATGTATGGAAATGTATGGAGAAACTTGCCCAGTACTTTCAGAAGTAAGAGGTTGGTTTAAAGATCCTTCATTGGAAGATCAAGGAAGAAAATATTGGAAGAAAAGAAGTTATATCTTCCAAGGTTTTGTTACTGACAATCCATTGAAAGAGGATACAACTCCAGAAAATCCAATTAGACGTTTTATTATTGGTCCACAAATTTTCCAAATCATTAAGGGTGCATTGATGGATCCAGAGATGGAAGAACTTCCTACAGATTATGTAAGAGGTGTAGACTTTAGAATTAAGAAAACATCTAAAGGTGGATATGCAGACTATTCAACATCACAATGGTCACGTAGAGAAAGTGCATTGAGTGATGAACAAAAGTCAGCAATTGACACACATGGTCTTTTCAACTTAAATGACTTTTTACCTAAGAAGCCAGGTGAAGTTGAAGTTAAAGTAATCCAAGAAATGTTCGAAGCATCTGTTGATGGTGAAGCATATGATCCAGATCGTTGGGGTCAATACTTTAGAGCGCCAGGAATGAGTGCTCCGACTGGAGATCCAAACGCAAAGAAAGACGTGTCACAAGGCACGCCTACTCCTAAAACAGTAGAAGCAAGTACACCAGCGCCAGCGGTAGCAGAAACAAGTGCTCCGACAGTAGAAACAACTACTGCACCAGCACAAGCAACTGCAACTGAGACAGCAGGTGAAGACAAACCTTCAAGTGAACGTGCTCAAGACATTTTGAACATGATACGTTCACGTCAAAACTAAGGAGTAATCATGGCGAAACCATTTGACGTTAGTAAATTTCGTAAGAACTTAACAAAGTCTATTACAGGACTTGGTATGGGTTTTAACGATCCAACTGACTGGGTTTCAACTGGCAATTACGCACTTAATCATCTTATCTCCGGGGACTTCCACAAAGGAATTCCCCTTGGTAAGGTTACAGTGTTTGCTGGTGAATCCGGTGCAGGTAAATCTTACTTTGCTTCAGGTAACATTGTAAAGGCCGCACAAGATCAAGGTATCTTTGTAGTACTAATTGACTCAGAGAATGCACTTGATGAAAAGTGGTTGAAAGCATTAGGTGTTGATACTGATGAAAGTAAACTTTTACGTTTATCGATGAGTATGATTGATGACGTAGCAAAAACTATTAGTGAATTTATGAAAGATTACAGATCAGACTATGATTCTGTAGATTCGGAAGACAGACCAAAAGTATTGTTTGTTATTGATTCACTAGGTATGTTACTAACACCAACAGATGTTGATCAGTTTGGTAAAGGTGATTTGAAAGGTGATATGGGTAGAAAACCTAAGGCACTGACAGCACTTGTACGAAACTGTGTAAACATGTTTGGTAGTTACAATGTAGGTATGGTATGTACTAACCACACATACGCATCACAAGATATGTTTGATCCTGATGATAAAATTAGTGGCGGACAAGGATTTGTGTATGCATCTTCAATTGTTGTAGCAATGAAAAAACTAAAACTAAAAGAAGATGAAGATGGTAAAAAGGTAAGTGATGTGCGTGGTATCAGAGCCGCATGTAAGGTAATGAAAACACGTTACGCAAAACCTTTTGAAGGTGTACAAGTAAAGATTCCATATGAAACTGGTATGGATCCTTACAGTGGACTTGTTGATCTTTTTGAAAAACAAGGCATACTTACACAACAAGGTAACAGACTCAAATTTATCAATTCTCGAAATGAAGAGATGTTACACTATCGAAAAGATTGGGGTAGTGAACAACTCGATATCATAATGGAGGACTATTCCAAGATTAGGCATAAGTATGATGAAGCAGAGATTCCTGAAGAGGATACTGTTGAATCAACTAATACTAACGAGGAAAAAGATAGTGGTGGAGATGAGTGAAGACCAATTGATTGATCTTTGGGACATATTTTCAGAGCATGTCCCAAAGCAAGTCAAAGAACAATTATCATTGCAATTTATAAAGTGGGCACAAGACAACGGTGTAGATGAAGATGTTTTGTATGCACTTGGTAGTGAAGATCCATATCTTGAAGAAGCAGTTGAAGAACTTCAAGGTAAAAGACACGATCCAGAAGATGACGATTGGAATGATGATCCGTATTCAAGCGATAACGAAGATTGGGATTAAAGATGAATTGGTATTCTAGGATAACACAAGACATTTCAAATATACCTAGTTGCATATTGTGGTACGAACAAGAATTACAAGAAGCAAAAAAACAATGTGGACTATTTGGAAATCTTGAAAAATCGGCGGCAAAACTTCCAGGCGTTGTTGAAGAACGTTTTGGTCAGTTGCAAGAGATAGAGGCTATCCTAGAATACCTAAATATCGAACTTCGTAGAACAAGAAGTAAATTTTTTAAACAGTACTTAGAAAATTATCAAAGAGCATTAAGCAGTCGAGATGTTGAAAAATATGTTGACGGCGAAGCAGACGTTGTTGATTTTGAAAAAATTATCAATGAGTTTGCCCTGTTACGTAATAAATGGTTAGGTGTCATGAAAGGTTTAGATCAAAAACAATGGCAGATAACTAACATTACAAAATTACGTGTAGCAGGAATGGAAGATGCCTCGATATAATATATTATTACTCAATAATACAGAAAAATATCACAACGGTTGTAAAACTGTAATAGACTTTTACAGAAATCAGTTTAAAGATCATAATTTAACAATAGCAGATAGATATCCTCATGACGTATCTGTTTATGATCTAGTAGTTGCTAATGGCGAAGGGTCTATGCACAGTGATTGCGATAAAGCATGGGATATTGTTAATTTACTAGTTAAGAGTAGTAAATCAATGTTAGTTAATACTGTATGGCAAAATAACAGTATAGAATTAACTGAAATGTTGAAAAAAATTGACTATGTTAGTGTGCGTGAAATTAGTTCACAAAAAGAAATACAAAAACAAATAGGTATTACAGTTCCAATAGAATTAGATTATAGTTACTTTCAACCTGTAGGATACACTGTAAAAGAACAAAAGTTTATAGTTGCAGGTAACAGAATGAACACTCCTGGAGTAAAACCTAAACGTCCTAAAATTAAAAATATAGGAGAAGATGGTTATATTGATATATTCAAACAAAGTTGGAATGATATTATTAGCCAATTAAAAAACAGTGACTTGCTAGTTACAGGCAGACATCATGAGATGTATGCGGCCTGTAAAGCAGGATGTCCTTTTGTTGTGTTATCAGGAAACACACATAAAAATGAAGGACTATTTGCTACTGCTGGTGTTAATATTCCTACGTTGCCTTTTGATGCAACAAATGATCAAATTACACAAGCAATTAAAAATATTCATATGTACAAAGATGATTTTAAAAAATTATTTTCATACATGTCAAGTCAACCTATTCCTAACTTATTAAACAATGCACGACTGGTTTAGAAAAAAGAGTGTAGCAATAATAGGAGGAGCACAATCTCTATTTGACAAACAATACGGCTCTGAAATAGATACGCATGATGTAGTTGTGCGTATAAACAGAAGCATTGTTATAAAAGACTCACAAGCACAAGGCAGTAAAACAGATATATGGGCAATAGGACATCATAAAACAGTAGAAGATTTATTTGACTCTGTTGAAGTAAAGAATATTCATTTAAGCCACAAAAGGCCAAAAACACCCCACCCAAAAATCGATTACTATTTGCCACTAGATATACTTGACGAATTAAGACAAGATATAAAACACAAAAAGCCTAGTAGTGGATTAATGACTTTACATTATGTAAATTTTTGTATTCCTAAATCTATAACTGTGTATGGTTTTGATTGGAGAGAAACACCAACTTGGTATTATACAGACACACATTATCAACCTCATGATTGGGAGTTAGAGAAACAATACATAATAACTAATTTTAAACATGTAAAGGTTAGAAGTTAATGGAAAAGCCAAAAAAATTTAGAATGAAAATAACTTATCCAGACGGTACAGTTATCAATGCAAGAAAAGATTTTAAAGTTTGGACGGATCATGTTAATATAACAGATTTAGATTTCAAAGGAAAACGTGTATTAGACGTTGCTACAGATGAAGGTTGGTGGGCATTTTGGAGTGAAATGCAAGGTGCTGAATATGTCGAAGCAAGTGATGTTGAACGAGGTGAAGATTATGATTGGGGTTTGGAAAAAGACTGGGATTGGATAAACACTCTTAATCAAAACAGAGGCGGCAAAAAGGTGTTTGATTATCATTATAAAAACCTTAACAGTAAAATTGTGTATAAAAAAGAAAGTATATATCAAGCAAAAGGTGAGTTTGATTTTATATTTGCACACGGTTTAATGTATCATCTAAGGCATCCATTATTAGCAATAGATAATATGCGTAAATGTTGTAAAGGATTTTTTATGTTTGAAACTTTTGTTGACGGACATAATAAAAATCAAGATATTGCTGAAACAAAGTTTTATAGAACAACTGAATTAGGACCTATATCAAATTGGACAGGAGCAACTAGTGCCTGCTTTAATAGTTGGTTAAAAGATGCAGGATTCAATGATGTATATTACACAGACAGAGGTGCTCCGTTAGGTCCACCACGACAAATTTTTATAGGAGTAGTTGATCCTATATACAATGAAAGATTTAAAAACTGCACTAACTTACACTATTGTGATGATGCTTATTGGGAAAAAGTCTTTCAAAATACCAAGTATTCTAAATAATTCCTACCTATAATATACGTACATAAATACACGTATGAAACAAAAAACCATTGTACTTGTTACAGGAGGGTTTGATCCTATACATAGCGGTCATCTTTCCTACTTAGAAGAAGCAAAGAAACTAGGCGACGAACTATGGGTAGGACTTAATTCTGATGAATGGTTAACTCGTAAAAAAGGTAGACCGTTTATGCCTTTAAGCGAAAGAGTTGAAATAGTCAAAAGATTATA